AAAAATATACACATTAAAAGAATACACAGATAACATATACTATAGAAAACTATATACAAGAATATATCAAATAATTTGTATTTTAGCTACTATGTTTATTCCAGCAATAATGATTAACTTGTTTAAATGACAAGAAACGTAAGAGAAGCAATGAGCTGGTGTTTTAAGAATGAAATTAAGATCATAATAAAACCATTGTCTAAAACAGGAAAACCAGATGCCTTAATAGAAATACATAGAGAAGGTAGAATACAAAAAGGAAAAGAAACATATAGACAAGATAAGAAATTACATAAAAAAATAGAAGAATTATATTTACATTTACATAAGACATTAAGATAATTTTAGTTGATGGTTAGTTGAAAAGAGGGTTGCTTTATACAAAGTAATCCTTTTTTTGTTTATTAAAAAACACTTTATGCAAATAGAAGTTTCAATACCTAGTACACTTAAAGAAGTTAAGCTAAAAGACTATCAATCATTACTATTAATAGATAAGCCTAATGATGAGGATTTACTTAAATGCATCCTCAACATAAATACAAAAGAGCTAGGTAAGATTAAAGACAAAGATGTGGATTATTTAATCAATCACATCAACAAACTATTTGAACAAGAACACAAGTTCATCCCTACGTTTAATTTAAATGGTGTTGCTTATGGTTTTATACCAAACCTAGATGAGATTACCTATGGAGAAAATAAAGACATTACAAGCTATATAAATGAATGGGGTAATATGCATAAAGCTATGGCTGTATTATTCAGACCTATTAAATTAAAGAAGAATAACAAATACATAATAGAAGAATATGAGGGTAGCCACCGATACGCAGAGACAATGAAACAAATGCCTTTAGATATTGTGTTAGGTGCTATGGTTTTTTTTTACAATTTAACCAACGAATTGCTGAACTATATACCGAGTTATTTGGAGAAAGAACTAATGAAGGAACAGACGATAGGTCAAATTTCTCAAGAAAATGGGGAAGCTATTCAGAATTATATACACTTGCTCAAGGGGACATTACACGATTTAAACAAGTTGCAAAGCTTCCATTACACCAGTGTTTAATGTACTTGGCATTTGAAAAAGAAAAAGCAGAATTAGAATCAAGAATTATAAAAAGAAAAATAAATTAATATGCAAGGATTTTATAACCTATCCGAAAAGATAAGACAAACACTACAACTAGATGACTTTGTCAATACAGTTACCTATGGGGATTTGTTCGAGGTAGACTTAAACAAACAGACTATATTTCCATTATCACACTTTATGGTAAATAGTGCAACTATGCAAGGTAACGTATGGAACTTTAGTTTATCGTTATTATGTATGGATATAGTAGATGAGAGTAAGAACTTTGCAGATGGAATACCACAAGAGTTTAGAGGTAACAATAACGAACAAGATGTATTTAATACACAACTAGCTGTTGCTAATAGATTATTAGAGTTATTATTAAGAGGAGATTTATATGTAAACAAATACCAACTAGATGGAGACCCAACGTTAGAGCCTTTTGTGGATAGATTTGAGAACAAGTTAGCTGGATGGACTGTTACGTTTAATGTACTAATTCCTAACGATATGACTATATGTTAAAAAACTTACAAACAGAGTTACAATCTTTTGGTAAGTATGTTGTTCAACAATCAAGAACAAATCTTACTAAAGGCAAACATAATGTAGATAAAAGGCTATATAGAAGTTTAGATTACAAAATATCTGAAAGTAATGACATATATAGTTTACAATTTTTAATGGAAGATTACGGAATGTTTCTTGACAAAGGTGTTAGAGGTGCAAACCCAAGTTTAGTTAAAAATGGAAAACAAAAGGGTAGCAATAGCCCATATAGTTTTAAATTTAAAAGACCACCAATGCAGCCATTAGCTGATTGGGCAAAGGCAAGAAATATAAGATTAAGAGATGAAAAAGGAAGATTCAAAAAAGGTAATTATAGAAGCATAGGATTTATATTACAAAAAAGTATATATGCACAAGGTATTAAACCAAGCTTGTTTTTTACTAAACCATTTTTAAAAGCATTTAAAAGATATCCTGAATTATTAACAGAAGCATTTGCACAAGACATAATAGACATATTAAAAGACAACAACAATGGGAAAAATTAATGTAAGAAGTCCATACTTCATAAATCATACAGCAACCAATTTAACAAGTGCAACGCTTGAAATAGTTATATATTTTGGAGTCGCTAATACTTCTTTTGGAACACCTCAATATACTTTAGTTTCTACAGCTATAAATGAAAAGGTAAACTTTGAAGTTTCTGAATTAATTAAAGATTATATAGATACAGAATTTGATGGAGCTTTTCCTACTGTTCCAGTTTCTTTAACAGAATCAACTACAATATTTGTAGATTATAGAATAACTGAAACTATTGTTGCTACTCCTACGGTATTAACTCCAGTCTATGGCAATAGAGCTTTTTATGGTTATGGATATTTTGAAGATGGAGTAAATCCAAGTTTTGATAATATTTACTCTTTACAATCTAATAATACAATACTTAAAAACACTAATGCAACAGTAACAATACCAGTTGATAATACTATTGCTACTAGTCTAGTTTGGAAATATCAAGGATCAATAGTTTCAACTATTGCAATAACAGCAGAAACTAAAATAGAAAATCAAATAACTTATGTTACAAATACAGGAAACTTTGATGTTGATCAAGCTGAAATTAGTTCTGGGCCAAAAAGTGTAACTATAAATATTGATTCATATGAAAAATGCAAGTACACTCCATACAAATTAACTTTTATAAACAAGTACGGAGCATATCAAGAAATATGGATGTTTGCAAATTCTATATTAAGCATGTCAACAACAGAAGAAAGGTATAAGTCTAATATACTTACTAACGGAACGTATAATACGTATGATCCACAAATTAAACTGCTTACTAAAAATGCAAATCAAACTTTAAAGTTAAATAGTGATTACTATCCTGAATCTTACAATGAAGTTTTTAGACAATTATTTTTAAGTGAGAAAGTATGGATAGATTATGAAGGTCAAACTTTAGGAGTCAATATAGAAAATAAACAAATCACTTATAAAACAAGTCTTACAGATAGTTTAATAAACTACACAATAGATGTGAGTTTTGCCTTTGATACAATAAACAACATAAGATAGATGCAAGTAGTAGAACTATATATAAGTAATACAAGAGTAGATTTATTTAAAGATGAAAGTGTAACTATAACAGACACTATAACTAATGCTAAAGATGTTGCAAAAGTATTTACTGCTTTTAGTCAGCAATTTAGTTTACCAGCTTCCTCTACAAATAATAAGATATTCAAACATTATTATAATTGGAATATAACAGGTGGATTCGATGCAAGGATTAAAGTTAGTGCAATACTCAAATTAAATGGAGTTGATTTTAAAATAGGAAAAGTAAAACTAAACTCTGTTAGTTTAAAAGATAATAAAGCATTTTCTTACAAAGTTGTTTTCTTTGGAGAGACAGTAACATTAAATGATACATTAGGAGAAGATAAGTTAAGTGCTTTAAGTGATTTAGATACGTTAAGTCTAAATTATAACAGTACAAATATAAAAGAAAAACTTGAAGTAGACCCATCAACAAATGATATTGTTACGCCTTTAATAACTTCTGGTGCAAGTGGAACGCAATCAAGATTGTTTTATAATAGTGATAATTCTGCGCATTTAAATGATACTGGTAATTTATATTATCACACAGGAAGTTTTCACGACCACGGAGTATTATTTTCGGATTTAAAGTATGCTTTAAGAGTAGATAGAATTATACAGGCAATACAAGTCAATTATCCGACTATTTCTTTCAGCAATGATTTCTTTGTTAATACAAACGAAGCTTATTATGATTTGTTTATGTGGCTTCACAGAAAATCTGGAGGTGTAGGTAATGGAGACCAAGTTGCTACGTTCCCAACTTCTGTTAATGGTTGGACTTCAAGTGGTTCTTTTACTTGTGGTGCTACTGAAGTTTGGGGTGGAATGAGTAGTGTATCTACTTTAACAGTATGTCCAGAATTTGCTTCTTATTCTGATACAAGTACTTTATTTCAATTAAGTTTAGCCACGACTAGCACAGACGAATATGCAGTAGAAGTTTTACAAAATGGATTATCTATTTACGCTGCTAGTGGTTTATCTCAAAATACAACTATTTCTAGTAATGCATCTGGTGGAGATTTAGGTAGTATTGCTCAATCTGCTGGAGAGTGGACTGTTATTGTAACAGTAACATCTGCTAATCCATCTGGAATTACTTTTAGCAATATAACTTGGACTTTAACTAATAATGAACCAAATGAAACACCAGTAACTCTTACATTTCCAACTGGTTCTTTTTTATGCGATATTAATTTTGAATTTATTATAACACAACAAACGCCAGATATTAAAATAATAGACTTTCTAACAGGATTGTTTAAAATGTTTAATCTTGTTGCTTATACAAAAGAAGATGGTAGTATTTACGTTGATACGTTAGATGACTTTTATGCAACCTCTACTACGTATGACATAAGTAAATATATAGATGTAGAAACAAGCGCAGTAGACGTAGCTTTACCTTATAGAAAAATGAATTTTACCTATGAAGGATTAAAGACTTTTTTAGCTGCACAATGGGAACAACTAAATGTAGCTAAATGGGGAGCTGAAAGTTATGAAGCAGAAGGTGGTTTAGATGGAGGAATATATACAGTAGTAGCTCCTTTTGAGCATATGCAATTTGAAAGACTTTTAGATATAGAAGATTCTACAGGTGCAACACAAACTACTATTCAATGGGGTTTTTGCGTAAATGACAATCAACAATCTTATATTGGTAAACCTATTTTATTTTATCCTATTTTGAAAACTGGTGGTGCTACAACTCCCATTTCATTTAGAGATACTCCGACAAGTCATAGTCAAGTTACATCTTATATTATACCATCTAATAGTGTTGCTTTGGCAGCTTCTACAAGTACTGCTAATATAAACTTTGGTTTGATGATTAATGAATATACAGGTCTTCCTAATTATACAGGAACTCTATATAATAATTACTATAGTAGTTATATAGAAAACTTGTTTTTAGAAAGTTCAAGAATAACTAAATACACTGCTTACTTGCCATTAAGTATTATTCTTAATTATACACTTGCAGACATATTTGTAATTAATGGAAAGCAGTTTAGAATAAATAGTTTAAATATAAATTTAACTAACAACAAAAGTCAAATAGAACTAATAACGATATGATAGTGTTAAAATTGTTAAACATAGATAAGTTTTACGGAGTTAGTGAAACTATAGAAATAGCAAAAGGCAAAAACAAAATACCTTTATCATTTAAAGAAGGATATAAACAAATAAAAAGAAATAGAAAATGGCAGAAATAGTTGTTATTGATGTGCAAACTAACGCACTTGCAGCCAATAAGGAAATTGAAAAATTAACAAATAGCGTTGAAGATTTAGCACAATCAACCAAAGATGTTACAAATGAAACAGAAAAAGCTGCTGTTGGTTTTGAAGATGTTACAAAAAATGGTGGTGCTATTGCTATATTAGACCAATTAACTGGAGGTCTTGCATCAAGAGTAAGAGATAGTTACGAAGCTACTAAACTATTTAATTTTAGTTTAAAGGGAATGCGAACAGCATTAATAGCTACAGGTGTAGGAGCTTTTGTTGTTGCTTTAGGAGTAGTTGTATCTTATTGGGACGAAATAAAAGATTTTATATCTGGTGCTTCTAAAAAACTTCAAGAGTATATAGATAAACAAAATCAATTACTAAAAGATGTAAGAACAGAGCTAACAATACTTCAAAAACAAAAAGAACTTGCAGACTTAAGAGGAGATTCTATAGATGCAATTAATAAAAAAATTGAACAGAGCTTATTATTAGAAAAACAAGAAACTTTAGCTTTATTAAATACTTTAGAAACTCAATTAAAAATAGAAAAATCAAAGGAAGAAGAGTTATCTATTATGGATAAACTTGCTCTAAAAGCTGTAGAAATATTTGGGGTTAATCAAAGCACATTTCAATTACTTTCGTTAGCAAGTCAAGATGAAACAAACTTCCAAGAAAAATTAGATGAAATAAATGCATTAAGACTAAAAGTTTCTGAATTAGATGTAGAGATACAAACTTTCACTAATGAAACTGCTAATAGAACTAGAGAAACTTTAACAGGAGTAAATGAATTAACAACAGAAGGAATTGTAGCTGTAGATAATACAATACTTCAATCAAATGCATTAACAGCTGATTCTTTTGCAATTAAAAAACAATTTACAGAAGATGACTATGAAAATTATGTATTAACAGAAGAAGCAAAATTAAATATGACCAAAAATACTCTTGGTAATATTTCTGCTGCTATTGGAGAAGGCACAAAAGCTGGTAAGGCTGCTGCTGCCGCTGCTGCATTAATAAATACTTATCAAGGTATAACTGCTGAACTTGCAACTAAAACAGTAACACCTTTTGAGTTTGCTATCAAATTGGCAAATATTGCTACTACAGCAGCTATTGGTTTTAAATCTGTGAAAGACATTTTAAAGACAACACCTAAAAATGCAACATCATCAGCTTCTAATCCTTCTCGTGGTGCTACTGCTCCAGCGCAAACTCCAGCATTTAATATTGTAGGTCAAGGAGGAGCAAGCCAAATAGCAACAGCATTAGGAGAACAACAACAACAACCAATACAAGCGTTTGTTGTAAGTCAAGACGTAACAACTGCACAAAGTTTAGAAAACGGAATAATATCTGGAGCTACATTAGGAGGATAATATAACAAAAATCAAAATTTATTGTTTATAAAAAAAGAACTATGGAAATAATAGAATTAATAATAGATGATAATGAAGAACTATCTGGAATAGAAGCTATATCAGTAGTTGAGTCTCCAGCAATAGAAGAAGATTTTATAGCACTTAAAAACCAAGAGCAAATAAGACTTGCAGAAATAAGTAAAGAAAAAAGATTGCTTATTGGTGCTGCACTTATTCCAGAACGTCCAATTTATCGTAAGAATGGAGAAAATGAGTTTTACATCTACTTCTCTAAAGAAACAGTAGCAAAAGCATCTCAAATGTTTTTAAAGCGAGGTAATCAAGGACAAGCAACATTAGAACACACTGAAGAAAAACTTTCTGGTATGACTATAGTTGAATCTTGGTTAGTAGAAGATGAGGTACACGATAAAAGTAGAAAGTATGGTTTAGATATGCCTTTAGGTACTTGGATGGTTGCAATGAAAGTTGATAACGATAATATTTGGAATAATTATGTTAAAGAAGGTAAAGTAAAAGGCTTTTCTATTGAAGGCTACTTTGCAGATAAACTAAATAGACCACAAGATAAGCAACAAGATCAATTAAGCGAAGATGATAAACTACTAAACGAAATAATAGATGTACTCAAGGAATCAAATACCAACAAAAAGTAGAACTTCTCCAAGAGGTGGTAGACGAGGATGTTTATGTAAGGATGGAACATACAACTCTAAATGTTGCAATGGAGATTTACAAAATCAAGGAATAGGCAATACAACAGGACAGAATTTTGAAGATTTTATGAGACTAGAAAACAATTCTGGTTTTATAATGTCAGAAAACCAAGACAAATTACAACAAGAATAATACAATCTTGTTTTATAAAAAAGTAAATACTTAAAATAAATAAATATGAACTCTAAAGAAACCCTTAACAAAGTTAAGACATTACTAGGTTTAGAAGTTCAGTTAGAAGAGAGAAAGTTGGAAAACGGAACTCGCTTTGAAGCTGATTCATTTGAAGCTGGTAAAGAAATCTTTATCATAACAGATGAAGATGAAAGAATTGCAGTACCAAAGGGAGAGTACCTTTTAGATGATGGCTTTACAGTTGTTGTTGAAGAAGATGGTATTATCTCTGAAGTTAAAGAAGCAGTTGAAGAAGTAGTAGAAGAAGTTGTAGAAGCACCAGTTGTGGAAGAAGTTGAAGCTGCGGAAGAAGCTGACGTACAAGACTGGAAAGGTATGGAAATGAGAATTAAAAATCTTGAAGATGCTATCGCTGATTTAAAATCACGTTTAAGCGAAAAAGATGATTATAGTTCTGAAGAAGTAGAATTATCTGCTAAACCAATCAAACACAACCCAGAGTCTAAAGGAGAAATTGAAATGAACCTTTACGCTCAAAACAAACCAATGAGTACTCAAGATAGAGTATTTGCTAAATTATTTAAAAACTAAAAATTAAAAACCAAAATTATGTCAAATAAAATAGACCTAGCAACAACTGTAAATATCACTAGCACGTATGCCGGTGAGTTCGCGGGCAAGTACATTTCTGCGGCTTTACTAAGCGCAAGTACAATTGAAGACGGTGGTGTAGAAGTTATGCCAAACGTAAAGTACAAATCAGTTATTCAAAGAATTGAAACTGGAAGCTTAATCGCTGATGGTACTTGTGATTTTTCTGCAAGTTCAAATGTGAATTTAACTGAAGTAGTTATCCAACCAGAAGAATTCCAAGTAAACTTACAATTATGTAAGTCTGATTTCATCAACACTTGGGAATCTATCCAAATGGGATATTCTGCATTTAATCCAAACGGATTACCTACATCATTCGCTGATTATTTAGTAGGACACGTAGCATCTAAAGTAGCTGCTGCAAACGAAACTAATATCTGGACTGGAAATTTAGGTGGAGCACAAGCTGGAGAATACAACGGATTAGAAACTCTTGCTGCTGCTGATGCAACAGTAATTGATGTAGCTGGAGCAGTTGCTTTAACTTCTGTAAACATTATTGATAAAATGCAAGAAGTAGTAGATTTAATTCCAAATTCATTATACGGAAAAGAAGATTTAAAATTATACGTATCTAACAAAGCTGCAAAATTATACATTAGAGCTTTAGGTGGATTTACTGCTACTATTGGAGCTGCTGGTTCTGATAGCAAAGGTACACAATGGTATAACAACGGAAGTTTATCTTTCGGAGGAATTCCAATCTTTGTAGGTAGAGGAATGTCAGATGACACAATGATAGCTGCTCAATCAAGCAACCTTTTCTTTGCCACTGGATTACTAAACGATTATAATGAGGTAAGAGTGATTGATATGACTCCAATTGATGGAAGTCAAAACGTAAGAATGGTAATGAGATTTACTGCTGCTGCTGCAATAGGAGTAGGTGCTGATGTAGTTTACTACGCTGGATAATTAAACTAAATAAGGGGAGGGTAAAACCTCCCTTTATATTATTAACTTTAAAAACTCGAACATATGTCTTGTGATATTACTGCTGGAAGATTAGAGCCCTGTAAAGACTCGGTTGGAGGGATAATAGCAATCTACATCTCAAATTATACAAGTGGTTTATTAGGAACTGCTACTTTTGGAACTGACGATGAAATAACTGCTTTTGCATCTCCTTTAACTTTTTACAAATACGACTTAAAAGGAGCTAACTCTTTCGAACAAACAAACGAGAACTCAAGGGAAAATGGAACTTCATTCTGGACACAAACTGGAACGATAGTTTTAAAGAAACAAGACCTTGCAACTCGTAAAGAATTAAAATTATTAAGTTATGGTAGACCTCAAATAATCGTACAAGATTATAATGGGAATTACTTTTTAGCTGGAATTGAAAATGGGTGTGAATGTGCTGTTAACACAGCTACTGGAGCAGCTATGGGAGATTTAAATGGCTATAACATAACTTTTACTGGAACTGAAAAAGCACCAGCATTTTTTGTAGATTCTACAATTATTGGAGATACTACTAATACTGTTGTTGTAGTAGGAACTTAATTTTTATACATTTTTCTTAAATTAGGGGTATTCTAACGAGTACCCTTTTTTTATATAAAACACTTTTGCGCTTTTTTTGTTATTTAAAAAAGCTTTTAATGATAATACTAACCACAAGTGCAAGCGCACAACAATTAAAGTTTATTCCTAGAGAATATTCTGCTGATAGTATTGTTATTACAGACCAAGACACAAACAAACCAGTAACATACTCTGGTTTAACATTTGCTACAAATAAATACTATTTACAAGGAGATGTAATATTTAGTCCAGTCTTAAGAGAAGGAACATTTTATACACTATCTGTTTTAAATGGAACAAGTGTAGTTTATAAAGACAATATATTTTGTACAGACCAAACTATTAGTACATATAGTATTAATAAAGACGTATATACAGAACACGAAACAACTAACGAATACGTAGTAATATGAGCGAATTTTTCGTAACAAAACTTGCAGCCTATACAGCTCCAGAAGTTGTAGAGTTAAAAAACAAAGATTGGGTACAATACGGAATAGATAATAACTATTTTAACTACATAATTGATGTAAATAACAACTCGACTACTTGTAGAGCTATTACTATAGGTATTTCTAACATGATCTACGGTAAAGGTCTTGCAGCACACGATGCAGACAAAAGACCAGAGCAATATGCTCAAATGATGTCATTATTTAAGAAGTCTGATTTAAGAAAATTCATAAATGACTACAAAGTACTAGGAATGGCTGCATTTCAGTTAGTTTATCAAGATGGTAAGGTAAAAGAGGTACATCATTTCCCAATGGAGACATTAAGAGCAGAAAAATGCAATGATGATGGTGAAATAGAAGGATGGTACTACTCTAATCATTGGGATAATCTAAAACCTACAGAAAAACCAGAAAGAATACCAGCATTTGGGTTTGGTAAAGCAAATGGTGTTGAAATGTACGTTTTAAAGCCTTATGAAGCTGGTAAGTACTATTATAGTAGTCCAGATTGGTCTTCTGCAATGCCTTACGCAGTGTTAGAGGACGAAATAGGGGATTACCTTATAAATGATTGTATAAATGGTTTCAGCGGCACTAAAGTTGTCAATTTTAACAATGGAGTACCAGACCCAGAGAAAATGCAATCAATTAAGAGCGATGTACTAGGAAAACTAACTGGAAGCAGAGGAGAAAAAGTAATAGTAGCTTTTAATAACAATTCAGAATCTAAAACTACGATAGATGACATTCCTTTGAACGATGCACCTCAACATTATCAGTATTTAGCTGATGAGTGCTTTAGAAAACTAATCGTTGGTCATAGGGTTACATCTCCAATGCTTCTAGGAATACGTGAAGGTAATGATGGACTAGGAAACAATGCAGAAGAAATAAAGAACGCTACACAACTATTTGACAATATAGTCATACAATGCTTTCAAGATCAAGTAATAGAGTGTTTAGATGCTATTTTGTCAGTTAATGATATAGCATTAGACTTATACTTTAAAACTCTTAAACCTCTAGACTTTAGCGATATTGACATAGTTAATAAAAAAATCATAGAAGAAGAAACTGGTTATGAATTAAGTCTAAAGAAAATAGATGGAGTAGATGTATATAAAACTAAAGAAGAAGCAGAAGCTAAAGCTTTAGAGCAAGGATGTCAGGGATATCACGAACATGAAGAAGATGGAGTTGTTTACTATATGCCTTGTGAATCTCACGATGAGGTAGTAGACTTAAAAAAACCTTGTCAACCTGGATACGAGCAATATGGTATGAAAATGAAAAATGGTAAAAAAGTTCCTAATTGTGTTCCTATAAACATGAATGATGATGAAGTAGAAAATGTATTAGGTCATTTATCAAAAAGTGGAGAGGAAATGGGAGATAGTTATGTGTATGTTGATGAAATAGATGAAGATAGCGACATAGATAATGAAGATTGGGCAAATTATTTGATAAACGAAAAGAAAAGTACACTATCTAAAGTAAAAGGTTTATTAGGTTTAAAAGATGAAATAGATTCTAAGAAAAATGGAAGTTCTTTTAGCTATTTAGATTCTAAAAACGGATTATATAAAATAAGATACACTTATGCAAGAGGTTCATATAAACCAAGTCTTTCACAGAGAGACTTTTGTAGAAATATGATGAATATGGCAGATGCTGGATTAGTATGGAGAATAGAAGATATAGATAAAGCATCAAGAGAGGGAGTAAATAGAGAATTAGGACACAATAGACAACCCTATGATCTTTTTAAATTTAAAGGTGGAATATATTGTAGACACAAATGGAAAAAGGTCTTATATAGGCTAGAAAGCAATACAGAGCCATCAGAGAATTTAGGAAACTATAAAAAGACTAGAACTATTCCTAAAAGTTATATGAAAAACCCAAGAGGGTCAAAACAAGCTGGAATTGCGCCAGAGAATATGCCTAATAGAGGAGCGTACCCTAAATAAGATAAGAAATGGCAAAAGCATTATTTATAACAACTAAAGATATTAAAAGGTATTCTGTACTTTCTGGTAATGTAGACCCAGACAAGTTTATCTATATGGTAGAGATTGCACAAGATACAGAGGTACAAAATTATTTAGGAACAAAACTTTTAGAGAAGTTACAAGATTTAATTATAGCTGGAACTATAAACGACCCAGCTAACGCTTCATATAAGACGCTTTTAGAGACGTATGTGAAGCCTATGACTATTTATTGGGCATTAGTATGTTATATGCCTTTTGCTGCTTATACAGTGGCTAATGGTGGCGTATATAAACACACAAGTGAAAGTAGTGTAACAGTAGATAAAGAAGAAGTTGATTATTTAGTAGAAAAATATAGAGATATAGCACAATTTTACACAAATAATTTTATAGACTTTATGGTATATAATCAAAATACGTATCCAGAGTATAACTCTAACACAGAGGACGATACTTATCCAGATACAGCTAACGCAGATTTTGGTGGATGGGTATTATAAGATATAAACAAAAAAAAGAAAATATTGTAAAACTAAAAAGGTATTTAGAATATGTGGACAGAAAACAATACGTGGAACGTAGTTATAAACTACAAAATAAAAAGAAATAAATAAATGTGGGGAAGCATATATATAAAGCCGACTGGTATAACTTGGTGGGGAGATGGAGTTTGTGATAATACTGTCAATTGGGGATTGGTTTATAAGCCATATGTAGACTGTACACCTACTGCATTCTTTGAGATAATAGCAGAGAATGGAGATTACCTTCTTACAGAAGCGAATAACGAATTTATAATAACAGAATTTCAATAATATAAAATAAAATAAAATGGCAAATAAAAAATTTAGCGAATTTGTACTAAAAACTAGCACTAGTGATGTATCTCACATTGTAGGGTATAATGGAGCAGAGAATGTTCAAATAACACCAGCAAACTTTGTAACTGGTGGAGGTACAGGAGTTTTCCTTCCTTTAGCTGGTGGTACAATGGTAGGTAACACTATTCACAATGATAATGTAAAATCTATTTATGGTTCTCCTGGAAATGAATTAAGCATATATAATAATGGCACTAACCAAGATAGAATTGAAAGTTTATCATCTTTTTTAGTAATAGAAGCATCTAATTTAATTATTAGAAATAATGGTGGCACAGAAGATTATGCTAAATTTCAAGGTAATTTAGGAGTTGAGTTATATTATGATGGTTCTAAAAAACTTGAAACTACAAGCGTAGGTATATCAGTAACAGGAAATGGAGTATTTACAGGAGATGTTAATATAACACAATCTACAGATGTTGGAGTATTAAATACTACAAATCTCGAAAGTGGTGCTGCTGTTGGGTTAAGTCTTACTTACCCTACAAGTAATGTTGATGCTGGAGATGGTTTGGCTATAGCTATAGGTATTACAGGTAGAGGTCGTTCTTATATTGCCAATAGTAACCTTACTAATAATCTTGACGCTTCTAATCTTGAATTTTATACAGAGAGCGGCGGAGTAATTAATAAAGTATTAACATTAAGTGAAAGTAAAGATGCAACTTTTACTGGAGATGTAAATGTATTAGATGAGAGTGCAAGTGGTATAGCAAACGTACAAATAAAAGGTGGAGTATCAGGAGCTGGAGTTATTCAACTTTCTGGAAATGGAAATGCTGTTGGTACAGATAGTTTTGACTTGCTTCAAAATAGTGCTGGAGCATTTGTTTATAATAGGCATAATTCTCCTTTAGTATTTGCCACTAGTAATATAGAAAGAATGAGGCTAGATGCTTCAGGTAATTTGGGTCTGGGTGTTTCAAACCCTGGTGATTATGTAAGTGTATCTGCAAATAATTTTGTTTTAGGTAATACAGTTAGTAGTAACGGAATTACAGTTTTATCTGGAACTACTTCTTTTGGTAATTTAGCTTTCGCTGATGGTACAGGTTCGGGTAGCCAATACAGGGGTTTAATACAGTATGGTCACACTTTAAATTCAATGAAATTCTTTACAGAATCAATAGAAAGAATGGTTATTGATAATGCTGGAAATGTGGGCGTGGGTACTTCGACACCGAGTGAAAAATTAACTGTGGAATCTGCTGCTGGGTTTATAGCTACTTTTAAATCTTTAACTGCTAGTGATTTTAGACCAATTAGATTTCAAAACGCTGCTGGTAGTGATGTTGGATATTTAGGGAATGATGATTCTACTGATGAGTTCTTTTTAAGAGCAAATGACCAGCCATTAGTTTTTGGTTCTGGTTCTTCTGGAACTGAAAGAATGCGAATAACTTCGGCTGGAGATTTATTTCTTGGAACTACAGTAGTACCATCAAATGGTAGTGGTGGTAGTGCATTTCTAGCTGATTCAGCAGGTAGACGTATTTTAAAATTAAGCACAACAATTGCTACAACTATTGGGTTAGTAGAATTTGATAATCCAAATGGAATTGTTGGTAAAATAAGCTCAAGTGGTTCATCAACTATTTATGCTACTTCTTCAGATTATAGATTAAAAGAAGACTTACAAGACTTTAAAGGTTTAGATTTAGTTTCTAAAATACCTGTTTATGACTTTAAATGGAAAACAGATGAAAGCAGAAGTTATGGAGTTATGGCTCATCAGTTACAAGAAGTATTACCACAGGCAGTAACAGGCGATAAAGATGCAGAAGAAATGCAATCAGTAGATTACTCTAAAATAGTTCCTTTACTAGTTAAATCAATACAAGAACTATCTGCAAAATTAGAAGCTTTAGAATGTCAATGCGAAAAAAAATAAATAACAATTAATTAAATAAATAAATAAATTAAAATTATGGCACAATCTTATAAATGGAATTGTAAAACAGTAGATGTACACCCTTTAGAAGCTGGTAACAGCGATGTAGTATATAACGTACATTGGAGCATTTTAGCTACGTCTGACCAAAAAGACCCTGAAGGAGAATTTTACTCTGCTAGTGTATATGGAACTCAAGTAGTACCAGCACCAGAAGGAGCGTTTATTCCTTTCGCTGATTTAACCGAAGCTGATGTAGAAGCTTGGACTAAAGAAGCAATGGGAGAAGAAAAAGTAGCTTCATTATATGCTGGTTTAGATGCACAAATAGAACAAGAAATAAACCCTTCTTCTGTGCAAATGCAAATTGGAGGAGCAGAATAATATAAATATTTTTTTGTATATTTAATACAAATTTAAAAAACTATATTATGAAAATTACAGAAGAACAAATTCAAAAGGTTAATCAAGTTATTAATTCTCTACCTATTGCTTATTTACCACAAGCACAGGAGATTGTTAAAATCTTAAATGAGTCAATACCTAAAGATGAAAAAAGTAACAAAGAAAAAAAGTAAAAAGAAAAGTGTAAGAGTAGGGAAATATGTTTTTCCTACTCAAGCATTAGCTGAAAAGTTTATTGATAAACAATCTAGTTCAGATAATTTATTTGCTAGACTAGGTTTAAGAGATTTTGGTTATTTAGTAGATGTTCTTTGGTATGATGAATCTGAAGATTGGTTAGAATTTGAAGTAAGCGTAAAAGGAGAAGGATGCCACCAATTCAAAGGATTCAAGTATGCCAATTCCTAATCTTAAACCAGCAGAAAATCAAAGCGATTTTATGATTCGTTGCGTTCCGATGCTTATGCCTTATCACGATAAAAACCAAGCAATAGCTATTTGTTATGATGCTTTTAAAAAAAATAAGAAATGAGAAAGATTTTAGTATTCTTTTTTATTTTATTAATCTATGGTTGCGCATCAACAGAGGTAGGCTTTACCTTTGTAAAAGTATTAGGGGTAACTAATCAAGGAGATACAATTCTAATTGATGTAAATTCTTTAAGACCAAAAGTATATAATAACTATTATTATAGAAATTCTTATAATCAACACCCTTACAATTATTACAATAATCCTCCTGTAATAATTAGACCATATAAACCAAAACCAAACAGACCTGTCATAATAACACCTATTAAAATAAAACCTACTATAAATAATAATTCTGTTTCTGCTCCATTAGTTAAACAAAAAAAAGAGAATTAAAATGATACAAGATTATAAAACATTATTTATAAATATGGGAACTTTAGGTATATCATTAACTGATATAGATATAATACTTAAAATCGCACTTTTGCTTATAACCATTGGATATACTTTACAAAAATGGTATTTAATGAATAAAAACAAAAAGTAATGTCTAAAGCTTTAGAACTTGAGGAATCCTCTAAAATACAACTTGATTTAAAAAGTTTAATTGGAATTATAGTTGGTATATTATCTATTGCAGGAGTTTGGTTTACATTAACAGCAGAGATAGCCACACTACAAATGGACGTAGCTAGATTGCAATACAACCAAAGTTTAAATGATGAATTTAGAATTAAATGGCCAAGAGGAGAATTAGGTGCTTTGCCAGCAGATGGAAGACAAGACTTGAAGATTGAGTATATGGAAAAAGAAATAGAGGAAATATATTCAGTTTTAAAAGAAATTAAATAAAAAATACAATGACAAAAAACTTTACTAAAGAAGAATTTGATTGTAACTGCGATTGTGGTGTTTGTGAAATGCCTATAAATGTATATCATAATATTGTTAAAGTTGCTAATCAATTACAAGTATTAAGAGATGAGTTAAAAAAGCCTATACACATTAATTCTGCATATAGGTCAGAAGAATATAATGCAAAGGTAGGTGGCGTTAAAACCTCACAACATATAATGGGTAAGGCTGCTGATATTGCAATAAAAGGATTATCTCCATTAGAAGTATATAAGACAATAGAAAGACTTATAGAAAACGGAGATATGTTACAAGGTGGATTAGGTTTGTACGATTCTTTTGTACATTACGATATAAGAGGAGAAAGAGCTAGATGGGATTATCAAAAAAAATTATAATATGTTTATAGGCTTTAGTTTTATTATTGAAAGAGGTTTAATGTTAGGTTGGGAATATCATCCAGCATTAGATGAAGAAGACAATGAAGAACTGAATTTTTACTTAATATTTATTTGTTTACATTTTAAATGGGGTTATGGCGAAGAAATTTAAAGATACAAAAGTAGGTAAATTTTTACTAAACAATGGTTCTGGCATAGTTAATACACTAGGAGATGCATTACCTTCTAATGGCATTTTAGGTATTGTTAAAGGACTTATAGACAAAGATGAGTCATTACCACCAGAAGACAAAGAAAAAGCCTTAAAACTACTAGAAATGGATATGGTAGAGATGCAAGAGGTAACTAAACGATGGGAAGCAGATTTAAATTCTGATAATAAACTCTCAAAGAATGTTAGACCACTTACATTAATATTCTTTTCAGTTGCTTATGTTATAGGTTGGTATTTAGATTATTCTTTAGAAAACATTACTGGACTATTGTCTTTAATAGTCGGTGCTTATTTTGGTGGAAGGTCTTACGAAAAAACTAGAAGGTAGCCAAATAAATTTGAATATTATTCATATATCTTTATAATTTAATATTTATAATAATTTTAATATATATATATTTATAAAAATGATAATAATAATTTAAAAATTTCAAATGTATTACTTTTTTTTTAAATAAAAAAATGTTATATTTATACTATGAACATAGGAGTAAAAATTAGAAGACACGAAAACCAATCTGAATACTACGATTTAAAACTATCTACATACAAAGAAACGATAGAAGGTAAATTCAGTAAAGAAGATTTACGTTACTTAATACAGCAAATAGACAACGAGATAATATAATGCCTAAAAAACCATCAAGAAAAAGTATAGTAAAAAAACTTGATAAGGTATTTAGCCAATATATAAGAAGAAGATTTGCAGTAAATGAAATTGCTAAATGTGTTACATGTGGTAAACAAGCACATTGGAAAGAGTTACAAGCTGGACACTTTATGAGTAGAAAGCATTACTCTACAAGATACGATGAAACAAATGTACAAGTTCAATGCAGTGGATGTAACGTATTTAGATATGGAGAGCAATATAAATTTGGTAGATATTTAGAAGAAGCATACGGAGAAGGAACTGCTGAAGATTTACAAAATAAAAGTAGACAAATCACAAAATTTAGTGATATTAGAATAAAAGAAATGATAGAATATTACAATAAATTACTAACTAACTTAAAATAATTCTTGTTTTGTTTTGTTTTCTGAAAAGGGGTTGGCTTCGGTTAGCCTCTTTTTTTATTTTAATTTTTTTTATAAACATAGTTGTTAATTAAATTAAAAGTATTACATTTACATATAACATTAAAACAAGACAATATGTATTACATTATTACCACACAACAAGGAGATCAAATTAAAGAGACTGATTACTTTAAAGCATTTAGATATTCTTTATTCAACAAATGTATTTTAGAACAACGTAATGGTTCTGGCGTTAGAGTAGAAATTAATAACTTTAGCAATCTATAATATGAAAAACGAACCTATACACGAAACAGTAAGAGACTTATACACTTTTAAAAATATGCAGATAGATGCATTACAAAAAGAACTATGTAAAGCAAATACAAGAATAACTAATTTAGAAACATTTATATTTGAATTATGTGATGATGGATGTCCAGAATCATACAAAAATATAGTAAAAAAAGAAGTGCTGAATGACTTTACAAGAGATTAACTTTCATACTAATTACGAGTTATTAGCTAACTTATTGTTAGAGTTTAACAAAAAGAAACCTAAAGAAGCTGATAAATATATGAAAGCATTAAGTGAAATGTATTTTTATATAAATTCGATGCATATTGAAAATAGAGAATTAAGATTAAATAACAGTAACATTAAACAAGAAATAAGAAAACAGACTCAAGAATTTTATGAGTTTAAAACAAACGTAAAACAAATAATAAAATAAGATGAACAGAGAAAAACTATTAGAACTTTACAAGAAGTACGAACTAACAAAAGAAGATGTATATAAACATCAGCACTATGTAATTATTACAAGAAAAGGTATTGAAAAGATACAAGCAAAAGAAAACATTGCTATTACCTATGAAGTCATAAAGTGTGAAACAAACTTTGCAGTATTTAAAGCAAATGCTTATATTAGCACAAAACCTAATACTAATATAGAAACTTTTGGCTCTGCATTAAAAGGTGGTTCATTCAAAGATGGTAATTGTAACACTTGGTATGTAGCTGAAATGGCAGAGAAAAGAGCTTTATCAAGAGCAGTACTAAAACTAACTGGCTTTTATGAGTTAGGGGTATTTGGAGAAGACGAATCAGAAGATTTTAAAAAAGTAAATAAAGATAAATTAATAAACTTAAATAAATAACAATGGCATCATTAATCAATTTAAACATCAACGTAGAAAATTTACCTAAAGAAAAATTTGTAAAAGGAAAAAAAGGAGTTTACTATAACTTTACAATAAGTGTAAACGATGATACTAATCAATTCGGTCAAAACGTATCAGCCTTTGATTCACAAACAAAAGAAGAAAGAGAAGCTAAAAAGCCAAAGCAATACATCGGAAATGGCAAAGTAGTTTGGACGGACGGCAAGTCTACTAAAGCACAGCAAGAAGCTCAACCACAAGACAACGACAACAATGTAGATTTACCATTTTAATATTTGGGAGGGTGTAAAAGCCCTCCTTTTTTTATGACCGAAGAACAGAAAATGTTTATGCAACTCTTAGAAGAAGAGTGTGTAATAAATACAAATGACATAGTAGAATATCCACCAGTAGCAATATCTATGGGAGTAACAACTATACAAACACTTAAAGGCTTAAAAACATTACCAATTCCGATTGGAACGTATGGCAACTTTAGTTTTGTGCAAGCGCCTCCAAAAACCAAAAAGACTTTCTTTATTAGTTTATTAGCTTCTGTATATTTAGGAAACAAAAACAAATTTGGTGGAAAGTTAAGAGGACATAGAGATTATAAATGTCTGATACACTTTGATACTGAGCAAGGTAAGTTTCATGCGCAAAGAGTATTTAGAAGAGTTGTAGATATGAACCAAGAACAAGATTTAGGTTGCTATCACACATTTGGTTTAAGAACAGTAGGTTTTAAACAAAGAGTACAGTTTATAGAGTATTATTTAAAAGAAAAAATAGAACAAGGTAAAGTAGGTTTAGTAGTCATTGATGGCATAGCTGATTTGGTTTCTGATGTAAACTCGTTAGAGCAGAGTAACGAGGTTGCGCAGAAGTTAATGGAGTGGAGTCAGCGTTTTAATTGTCATATAATTACAGTAATACATAGTAATTTTGGTAGCGACAAACCCACGGGACATCTTGGATCTTTACTAGAAAAAAAGACAGAGACTCAAATACAATTAGAAACAAACACAGTAAACAAGGATTGGATAACAGTTAAATGCAAACGAAGCAGAGGTTACGCTTTTGAAACATTTAGCTTTAAAGTTAACGACATAGGTCTACCTGAGATAGTTGGAGATCTATATAATCCCTTAAAAGGTGTAAGTTTTTAAATATGGCAAATTGGTTAAATAAAGTAGCAAAATATCATAAAGAGTGGGTACAAATAGCAAAAACATTAGGAGCAAAAGACTATGCTGAAGACATAGTACAAGAATCTTATATAAAATTACATATGTATGCAAGCGAAGAAAAATTATTTAATAATGGAATTATATCAAAAGGCTATATGTATTTTGTAATACGTTCTGTTTTTTTAAGCTATATAAATTCAAAAAACAAAATAAATAAAATACAAATAGAAGAGTTTTTTAAAGATAAAGATTTTATAGAAATACCTCAAAAGGATTTTGATAAATTTACTGATAATAATGATTTAGATAAAGAAGAGGCTTTTTGGAAATTATGTAAAAAGATAGATCAAGAATTAGAAAACTGGCATTGGTATGATAAAAGTATTTATAAATTATATAGAGATACTGAATTAAGCATTAGAGGTATGGCTAAAGATACCTCAATAAGTCCAGTAAATATATTTCATACATTAAAAAAAGGCAAAGATAAAATAAGAGATAAATTTAGCGAAGACTACGAAGATTTTAAAAACGAAGATTACAATTTAATATGAAACAACCAAAAGACAAACGTACTAAAGAGTACAAAGATTGGAAAGCAAATTATGACAAACAATCAAAAGGGTTAGGAGACACCATTGCTAAGATTACTGAAGCTACTGGAATAGCTAAAGCTGTAAAATTTATAGCTGGAGAAGATTGTGGCTGTGACGAAAGACAAGTAGCACTAAATAAGGCATTTAGATATAAAAGACCAAAGTGCTTACTAGAAGATGAATATATTTATTTAAGAGAATGGTTTGCACAAAACAGAACTAGAGTAAACCCATCAGAACAAAAACAATTATTAAAAATATACAACAGAGTATTTAATGATAAAAAAGTAATGACATCTTGCGGGAGTTGTATAAGAACTATAACTAATGAATTAAACTCTTTATATAAAACTTATGGAAATTAGACCTCGCATTAACGGAAATAAAAAAATAGCTTACGAGAACATAACCAAGAAAGAAACAAGAGTGCTTGTTATAGGAGACTTACACGAGCCATTTTGTTTAGATGGTTATTTAGAACATTGTCAAGAAACTTATGCAAAGTACAATTGTAACAGAGTTGTATTTATAGGAGATGTGATTGATAATCATTACTCATCATACCACGAATCAGATGCTGACGGACTTGGTGGTGGTCAAGAACTAGAACTTGCGATAAGTAAAATAGCTAACTGGTATAATACTTTTCCAAAAGCACACGTAACAATTGGAAATCATGATAGACTAATAATGCGTAAAGCACAAACAAGTGCTGTGCCAAAAAAATGGATAAAGGCTTACAAAGATGTACTAGAAGTACCACAATGGAAGTTTGTAGATAGAGTTGTAATTGATGGTGTACAGTATATACACGGAGAAGCTGGAACAGCAAGAATGAAATGTAGGGCAGATATGCAAAGTACAATACAAGGACACTTACACACCCAATGTTATACAGAATGGTATGTAGGTCAAAACTTTAAAGTATTTGGTAGTCAGGTAGGATGTGGTATAGATGCAACTTCTTACGCTATGGCATACGCTAAAAGAGGTAAAAAACCAGCTATTGCTTGTGCAGTAGTTTTAGGAGGGCATACAGTAATTAATGAACTAATGGAATTATGAAAAACAAAAAATATACAACCAAAGAAAGATTTAAGATACTAGAAGCAACAGTAGCAACTTTATACGTAGCAATAGAAAAGCACTCAAAAAAAATAGACGTGATAGATAAATTTTTAACTAAAGCAACAAAAGATTATAAAGAAAAATAGTATATATTAACAAAATTGTTTATATTTGTACAAAACAAAACAAAATGAAAAAAGAAGTAACAATAGAATATGACAACATAGCTTTAGTTGTTGTGGGAGAATATGAAAAAGGACAAGATGGAAGTTATATGTATCCAGATTTTAGTAGTGATTTTAATTGTTTTAAAGTGCTATGTGGAGGACAAGACATTATAGACATACTAGAACAAGAAGTAATTGATGAGTTAGAAACTCAAGCCATAGAAATAATTGAAGAACAATGGTAGTTTTATTTGATGCAGACAGTTTAGTTTATTCATCTTGCTGTGGTGTTGATGACATACTAGATGAAGCTATAGGAAAGTTTGATGAGATATTTATGTCAATTGTAAATAGACTAGAAGAAACCTACCAAATAGAAAGAGTAATTACTTTTAACAATAGCAAAGGTAATTTTAGAAAACTACTAGACCCAAACTACAAAGCAAACAGAAAGAAACAAGAACATCCTAAATTACTATTTGAGATGCACGAACACATAGCAGAGATATACTCTACTAAAAACTCTTATGGTGTAGAGACAGATGATTTAGTTGCAACGTATTGGAAAACACTAACAGACGAGTTAGGACACAACAATGTAATAATAGTATCACTTGACAAGGATTATAAGCAACTACCTTGCCTTATGTATAACTATCACTACAAACACCAAGAGATAATAGATATAAGTCCTTACGAGGCTTTATATAACTTCTATGAGCAAATGATAGTTGGAGATTCAGCAGACAATGTAAACTACTGTAAAGGTTATGGTAAAGCATATGCAAAGAAACTATTTAAAGATTGTAACACACATTATCAATTTACAAAAAAAACATATGAGTTATTTAAAACAATATATAAATCAAAAGCAAAATTAAAATACATACAATGTTATAATCTTTTAAAACTAAGAACATGAGTAATATATTAAACAAAGCAAACGAAATTATTAATTTAAGATCAGAAGAAAAAGAAAGGACTTACGGGCCATTTTCTGAAGGTATGAAAAGAGCTGCTATGATAGCATCAGGTGCAACAGGTAAAGACATAACTACAGAAGACATGTATATGTGCATGGTTGCGTTAAAGCTATCTAGAGAGTCTTATAATCATAAGGAAGATAACCTGCTCGATGCTGTTGCATATTTAGGAGCATTAAATAACTTACACGATGGGAGATAATTCTTGTATGATTAATCTACTTGGTAACGTACCAACTAGAATGAATTCACATAACGCTGGATGGACTTACTGCTTAAAAAGTATTGCTAGTAGCAAATCAGATTATGATATAGAAATAATTAACGAACCAAAAAGGATACATGAATTTAGAACTGTTATTATTAACAACGGAATAAATTATAAGAAAGATGTATGGAATTTTTTCGGAGGTGTACAACAAAAAACTTTAGATTATTTACATGAGTTAAATAAGTATAAAGGATTATTATTTACATTTAACGAGCCAATTGATTTTAGATCATTATTAAAAAGAAAAGAAATAACAACTATTCCAAATCAAGAGGTATTTTGTCAAAGCACTATTGATAATAAGTTAATATTAGGAGACTCTCATTCGTTGTCTATTTACAAAACAGGTTGGGGAATAAATAGGCTAGATGGTAAAACATTACATGGTTTTTTAAAAGAACCTTACAAGTATTTTAATAAAGAAAATACCACTGATTTAACTTTGTATTTTGGGAATATAGATATTAGATTTCATTTGATGCGTCAACCAAACCCAGAGCAAGCGGTTTTATTGTTAGTTAATAGATTGTTAAACTTTATTGCAGAAATAAGTCCAGATATTAATGTAACTATTCAAGAGTTATTACCTATTGAAGATGAATCAAGAAAGATACCAGGTTCAGGAATGTATAAAGGACAACCATTTTATGGTAGTAAAGAAGAAAGACAAAATTTAGTTAACTTATTTAATATACTAATTAAAGATTCTATTGATAATAATCATCCATATAAAGTACAAAAGATGTGGTTAGATTACCCATTACATTTTAACTGTATGGAAGCAAGACAATCTGTACACATTAGACCAGATTATTATTTACATAAAAACACTTTTATAAATGATACAAGAGTTCCAACGTTATTATAGTAAAGCAAAGTTAAATCAAGAAAGATTATATCAAGGATACGATTGGTCTAAAGAAGATATTAATGACGATTTAATATGGCATGTACCAATATACGATGTAGTAAATAGAAGATATGCAGCGTTTAGTAGTTTGTTAGAAGCTATTAGACTTAAAGAAACAGATCCAAAAGGAAATGGTAAATGGTTTAAACATACTGATGTTAATGATTTTGATTTTATGTTATTATGTTATTTGTTTAGATTATGCGGTAGCGGTATTAATTATTTTCCTAAAACTAATCATCCTTATGGCACTCACGGATTTGGTAATTTTTGGATAGTTGACAGTCTACTAAACGGCAGAGATAATTTTAAAGAATGGATTGATGATTTACCTGATAAAAAATTCAGTGATAATAAAGGTTATTTACTACCAATGATTCCTAAAGGATTAAGAAATTTTATTTTAGATGATAGTTATAACTTAGTTTTATATATTTTAGATAATATGTCAGGCATTGAAATTTATGAGGTAGTGGACTTAGGTAATGAGTGGTTATTAAGAAGAGGATATAAAAGACAAAATTTTGTTTTGTGTGCATTTGCAATGGACTTAGCTGAATACTTTCCTGAAATAATAACTAGAGATAGTAGAGTTTATGTTGGATCTAACGCGAAAAAATGTTTAAGAGAAATATTTCCTAATACAAAAGGAATAGGTTCTAATATAAAAACAACTAACGATTGTCTTGACCACTTATGTAATTTGACAGGCGGTCATAGCTTTAAATATGACATGGAAGATGTGGCTTGTGATTTTATAAGATACAAAAATAATTTTCAAAGTAAACATCATATAGAATATAATAACGGAATAAAATATTATAACAATGTTTCTAAATAAACAAACTTACATAGAAAATAAAGACTTAAATAAATATACTTTAGAAGAATATTTAAGTTTTACTAGTGGTTTTAAATCTTCATTTAAACCATTTGTAGTTAAAGAAGTAAATGGATTTAATGTAATAGATGAATCAGAAGCCTGCAGTGTAGGATATAAAGCCAGATCAGCAGAGTTTTTAATGCAGCAACTGCAAGAGTTAAATGTTAAACACATAGTATATGTACAACCTAGAAGAGGTTACGCAGGTATCTCTTTAGCTTGGTTATGTAAAGAGTATAATATGAAGTTAACATTAATAATGCCAGCTTCAAAAGAAGTTAGTGATCATCAAGCTCTTTGTATTGAGTTAGGTGCAGAGGCAAAATTTGTTAGAATAGCTGCTATGCCAAATGCTAATAAGTATGCGAAAGAATATGCTGATAATATTGGCGCTTTTTTTATACCATTAGGATTAAATCACCCGCATGTTATTGCAGGAGGAGTAAGAGTTATTTATGATTTTTTTAAATATAATAAACATCCTGAAACAATGTGGAGTGTAATTAGTACAGGTGTTTTACAAAGATCTATGCAAATAGCTTTACCTGAAACAAAATTTAAAGCAGTTGCTGTTGCTAGAAATATACAACAAGGAGAATTAGGTCGTGCTGATTTTTATAGTTATCACAAACCTTTTAATAGTCTTTCAGATTTAATACCAGATAAATTTAATTGCGAGTCAAGCTATGATTCAAAAGGATGGCACTATATGTGTAAATATGGAAAAAAAGGAGATTGGTTTTTTAGTGTAGCTGGTAATGCAAATAAACCTACTATTGATAAACTTAAAATAAATTCTTATAGAGATTGGAATGACTTAAAAGATTTAAAAATATGATTAAAACAATTTTTGAAAATGCAGACGAAGCTTATGCTTATCAACTTAATAGAATATTAGTTTATGGTGTAGACTTTGATAATACAAAAGCTTTGTTCAATATAGGTTTTACAATAAAAAATCCTATAGATAATTACATTACAAACAAAGAGCGTAATTGGAGCTTAAAATATGCTAAAGCTGAATGGGAATGGTATAAGTCAGGTGATCGTAGCATAGACAAATTAGGTGATATTTACGGTAAGATACCAACTATATGGGAAAAAATGGCCGATAAGAATCGTAATGTTAATTCTAATTATGGTTATCAATGGCAACGTAATAATCAAATAGACTATGTATGTGCTACGCTTAGACAAAACTCTAATACTAGACAAGCGGCAATAAGTATATATGATGCTAAAGAGTGGGGATCATATACAAAAGATACTCCATGTACTTATGCAGTACAGTTTACAATACTAGACAATAAGTTAAACATGTCAGTTTTGATGCGTTCTAATGACATCTGGTATGGTTTTTGTAATGATCAATATCAATTCTCAATGTTACAAGAATTAGTTGCTAAGAGGTTATCTATTGAGATAGGAACTTACTACCATTTTGCACACAACTTACATTTATATAATAACATAAAAAATAAAATAACATGAAATTTAACGAAATAAGAAATTGGGCCAAAGATAAAGGCATACTAGATAAAGGAGATGTAAAAACACAATACATAAAACTCCAAGAAGAATGCGGTGAATTAGCAGAAGCAATATTAAAACAAGACAAGTTAGAAATGTCAGACGCTGTTGGAGATATTATTGTAGTATTAACTTCTTTATCTGAACTTGGAGGATTTAAAATAGAATCAGCAATAGAAGGAGCTTGGTTAGAAATAGCAAACAGAAAAGGTAAAATGATTAATAACAACTTTGTAAAAAATACAGATCATATAATAGCAGGAACAGAATGAGAACATATCTAGCAAAAATTAAAATACCAGATAACTTAAAAAAACAATCCGTAGGTTATATAGGCGAAAAAGTATTTGAACACTGGTTTAAAGTAAATTATAATGACGAACAATTGTTTAAACAAAAAGCAGACAGAGATTATAACAAAATAGATTATGCTGATGAAAAAGGTTTTAAATATCAAGTTAAAACAACAAGTAAAAAATCTTATACATTTAATTGTTCTACTGATAAAATAAAAAACCATTTAAGATGTGATTACTATATTTTAGTACAATTAAAAAATAACTACGCATACATAGAAAACTTTAGAACAAAACAATATATATTAGATAATATTATACAAAGCTTTAAATACAAAAACTCTTCATACGTTAAACCAGAGAATTTATTGCAAGAAGTATTATCTATATGAAAAAAAAAGATAAAGATTTAGTTAAAGAGTTTTACAACCTTGCATTATACGATTACGAAAAAGGTACAGACTTAGAAGAACTAAAAATTATCTTAAACGACTATGAAAATAAAGAAATGTATTTACAATGTGCAGGTATTAATTTAGCAATACAATACATAGAATTCTTAATATATTTAGAAATAATAAAACATATAAACGAAATAAATGACAACTCAACAAATTAAACAGTTAATAGAAACAGAACTAAACATAGAAATAAATGCTAAAAGTAGAAAGAGAGAAAACGTCTATGCTAGAGCTATATACTTTAAAATATGTAGAGATAAGACATATTTATCTTTAAAAGAAATAGGAGATACTCTTGAATTAAATCACGCAACAGTATTACATGGTATAAATAAAGTGTTTCCTACATTTGAGATGTATAACCCTGAGTATATGGAAGTATACAGGAAAATAAAAAATAGCGAAGAATACATACCTGTAGAAGACAGATACAATACATTAAAAGAAGACTACTATAAATTACAAAGCAAATACGATAGTATCAAAGACGCTAAAACAAGAAAAGAATATAACTCTTTAGTTAAAATAATAAAAGAAATACCTGAAGAAAAACTAGACGTAGCTAACCTAAGAATAGACGCAATGGTTAAAATGCTAAAGACTTACTAATAACAAAAACACAATATATTTGTTATATAAAAAATAATTAATAATAATCTTTTTTAATTATGGATAAAAGGAAAAACAACGGAGGACATACAACAGCTGGTAGAAAGCCTAAAGCAGAAGAGGTAAAGTTAATTGAAAGGCTAACACCATTAGAACCACAAGCTTATGCAGCTTTAAAAAAAGGAATAGAATCAGGTGAGTTTAAGTTTATACAAATGTTCTATCACTACTATGCTGGTAAACCAAGAGAAACAAAAGATATCACACTAAACACCGAGCAACCTTTATTTAATATTGTTGATTAATGTTTGTAGTAACAACTGCAATTAAAAAACTTCTTAAACTTAAGAAACGTAAAAAGATAGTTCAAGGTGGAACATCTGCTGGTAAAACGTTTGGCATACTACCTATTCTTATTGATAGAGCTTTAAGATCATCTAACTTAGAAATAAGCGTAGTTAGTGAAAGTATACCACATTTACGTAGAGGTGCTTTAAAAGACTTCCTAAAGATTATGATGATGACTAATCGTTATAACGATGTACAGTATAATAAATCAATGCTGAAGTATAAGTTTGCTAACGGAAGTTACATAGAGTTTTTTAGTGTTGAATCAGCTGATAAATTAAGAGGAGCAAGAAGACACACGCTATATGTAAACGAAGCTAATAACATTCCTTACGAAGCATACAACCAATTAGCAATAAGAACATCTGGCGATATATGGATTGACTTCAACCCAACCTCATCATTCTGGGCGCATACAGAACTACAAGGCAAAGAAGATGCAGACTTTATAAAGCTTACGTATTTGGACAACGAAGCCTTGCCAGAAACAATTATAAACGATATAGAGAAAGCTAAAGAAAAAGCAAAGACATCTACCTATTGGAATAACTGGTGGAATGTATATGGACTAGGAGAGATAGGAAGTTTAGAAGGTGCTTGTATAAAAGATTGGAAGCCTATTAATTTACCAGAAGAAGCAAGACTACTTTGTTATGGTATGGATTTTGGATATACTAATGACCCTTCTACTTTAATAGCACTTTACAAATACAACAACTCATATATCTTTGATGAGGTCATCTACCAAAAAGGATTACTAAATAGTCAAATAAGCAACTTACTAAAAACACACGAAGCAAAAGAAATCATATATGCAGATTCAGCAGAACCTAAAAGTATTGCAGAGTTGTCAAGCTATGGTCATTTAGTATTGCCAGTAAAGAAAGGTAAAGACTCAATAGTGTATGGTATCAACCTCATCAATCAAAATGAAATATACATAACTAATAGAAGTCATAACTTAATCAAAGAACTACAGAATTACATTTGGTTAAAAAACAAAGAAGGAGAAACACTTAACAAACCAATAGATGCTTTTAACCATTGTATAGATGCGATGAGGTATGCTATCACTTCACAATTAGAGAATCCTAATAAGGGTCAATATTATATTTACTAAATGTTAAAGAAATGTTAAAGTTTTGTTAAAATTTAATAAACATTGTTGTTAATAAGTAAATGCGTTGTATATTAGCTGTATAATTAATTAGTTATTTGAAATGTTGTAATAAATCGAAAGCATTAGTAAATGTAGTTTAGTAAAATATCTGCATTGAGAATGTTTCTTAAAAAGTATGAAAATGTGTTAGTAACTATCCTTTAGTAAGAAATTTAAGATAGATTTATACAGCATAATTAAAAAAAACAAAACAATGAAAAAACTAAAACACTACTTAACATTAACATTATTCTCATTTGTATTATTAATTGCAAGTGTAGTATTATTATCGCTTGAATCTATTATACATAACTTAATATTTTAGATATGGTAGAGGTAAAACAAGACGAAGTAATAGTAACAAAAAACAACACAACAAAAATATACACATTAAAAGAATACACAGATAACATATACTATAGAAAACTATATACAAGAATATATCAAATAATTTGTATTTTAGCTACTATGTTTATTCCAGCAATAATGATTAACTTGTTTAAA